CTCTGATGCGTCTGTGATTGCAGCAATGCCCCAGGAATCCAGCGCATCGCCGTGTATGTTCTGCAAGGTAAGGATTTGCTGCCTTGCCTCGTCTTGTGTGTCACATAGCTGCCAGTGGTCTTGATAGGTTGTCTGGTCTGCTATGTTGGTTGTGAATTTGATTCGATGAAATACTAGCCGCATGTCTATCTCTCCAGTTCAATGTCGTGATATGTTGCATAGCCTATCAAGGCATACATGGCTTTAGCGTCAATCATGCCATCACAAACCCACATTGTCGGCTTGCCTTTGTCTGGCAGTGTTAAGCTGCAAACATAGGTGTAGTCGCTATCGTTATCAGTCATTATATCTAGCACTTTGCCAGTCCAATACGCGGTAAATGGTTTCTCGTTTGTTGATACTATCTCGCCAAGTACGCTGCTTATAAAGCTACTGGTAAATGCAAAGGCACTAAGCCCATCTAAGTTTTTCATTGTTTAACCCTCCTTTGGTTTAATAGCGATTTAAAGGCCACTGACAGGCTTTAGCCCGTCAATGGTATTGGTTGTTGCCTTTTTAGTACGACAGGCCAGCACGGTTACATAACCGCACATAGCGCGATAACACGTTGCCCATGCGGGTTAGTGTTAGGTCATCAAAGCTGTTTAGAATGTCGCTGAATATGTCATCGTCATCAGGGAAGCCTAAGCCAGCTTGAAAGCCCCATTCTGTTGGAATGTCGGCATCTCTGAATTGCAAAACGTCACAAATGCGAAAATGCCAGTTAAGCGCGGTTCCCCACTTGTCATCCCAATCATCTAAAGCCATTTCGATGCGTAGTTGTTTAAACTCTGTCATAACTTGCCCCTATTTGCTTTTCCTTGCGCCATAAACAGCCAGCCCCATGCCAGCTATCAATAGCCCTATCTGCAAGGCAAATGCTGCGTCTGACATTTGGTTGTGCGGTGGGTCTTGCATACTTGCTGCAAATAAGACCATTAAAAGGCCAAGGCCGATTGTCAGTTTGTTAGCCATTATGAAACCCTCCAGTTTTGCGGGTGCATTACATACCTATCAAAAAACGCCTTTTCCAGCCGCTTATATTTGCTTGGCCTGCCGCCTATGTACTGGTCGAGCCAACGCCGCCCGTTTTTGTCTGTCCTGGCATAACGTGCCGCAAGCCAGGCATTGATTGATAGGTATCTATCGGCATTGATGTTGTGAGTCTTTAACATTGTGTTGCCCTCCTAATTAAGATTGATTAGCTGGATTTCACCGGTTTTGATGCGGCGCTTTGTTTCCTTTGTATCAATGCCAAGAAACTGATTGCGGTATTTGCTGGTCGTGACTGAATAATCCCAGCTATCGGCATCAAGAAAAATCTTGCGTTCGCCATCTTCAAAACAGGTTTTAGCAATCACTGTCTGGTATGATTGGAAATATGTTGCGTCCGACTCAAAGACGATGAATTGATTGGCAACTTTGTTGCCGTTACTGCTGGTCATGTTAGAAACTTTAGACATTGTTTAACCCTCCAATATTTGTTGTCTTGATTGTTAGATAGCGCACTATCTGCGCCATGTCAACACCGCAATGCAAAAAAAGTTTACACATTGGAAAAAGTTTTGTTTATATAATATAAGTATAGAAGTGCTGATATTGTTTAGGTTTTGTTTTGGGAAGGGTTTGATTTACATTTCACAACACGCACAAAGCACAAGACCACTCGCGCTGCAATGCAATCGCCGCGAGCCTATCACACAAAACTAGGTGTGGCAAATATGTCACACACTGTTGCAACAAAGCCACACTGCATTGTTCTGCGCAGCGCAAGGCATAGGGGGGCATGTTTTGTAAGGCGGCACACCCCAGCACGCGCGGCCTGCTATATATATGTTAAATACTACTATCCAGCACACACACAGGAGTAACCATGACCAAGCTTACCAGACAGCGCACAGACATAATCATATCCAGCATTGCAGATGGGCATAGCATTGTTGACGTATGCGAGGCCACTGGCGTGTCTAGGACTGCGTTCTACCAGCGTTGCAAGAGGGATGAGGAGTTTGCAGCGGCTGTTAAGGAGGCACAGCAGTATAGTGCTGAGAAGGCGCTAGAGGAGTTAGATACGCTGTATGGCGATGCGTTGCATGGTAGGAAGGATTACAACCCTAATGTGTTGCGAGACTATGCGCATCATGTACGGTGGAAGGTAGGCAAGGTGCTGCCTGAGAAGTTTGGGGAAGCTAAGAACCGTGCTGGAGTAGAGGTCAGTGATGGTACAGTTAGGATATTATGGGAGAGTGAATGACCATATCTGACTTTGATGCTAGGCTGCTGGACGGTTACACGAAAGCACCTCGTTTATTGCACTTTCAGTTCAAGCAAGGCGGGTATGTGCATAGGTATGCTTTGGTTGAGACTATGCGGGTGAAAGATATAAAGAGGCGTACTAAGCAGAAACAGAGTGAACTAGGTTTGTCTCAAGAGGAGATATGGCAGACTTACAACATTAAGGATGTAACCGATGCAAGTTAAGATACCTTATAAGCCAAGAGAGTTACAGGCAGAGATGCACAATAGTTTAAAGCGGTGGAATGTGCTGGTTATGCACAGACGCTTTGGCAAGACTGTGTGGGCTGTTAATGAACTTATTAAGAAAGCCCTGACTTGTGAGTTACCGAGGCCAAGGGTTGCTTTTGTAGCGCCTACGTTTACGCAGGCCAAGAGGATTGCTTGGGATTATGTAAAGTTCTATGCGGGTGTGATACCAGGTGTTTCTTTTAATGAGACAGAACTGCGTGTGGACTTTCCTAATGGCGGTAGGTTGATGCTGTTGTCTGCTGAGAACCCAGATAGTTTGCGTGGTATCTATTTAGATATGTGTGCGTTCGATGAGTTTGGTATGCAGAACCCAAGGGTATGGGGGGAGGTTGTAAGACCGGCACTGTCTGACAGAGAGGGTGCGGCTATATTTCTAGGTACACCGGCAGGGCATAATCATTTTTTTGATTTACTGCAAACTGCCAAGTCAGAGGTAGAGAACGGTTCTGACCAGTGGTATCACAAGACCGTCAAGGCTAGTGAAAGTGGCTTGGTAAAGGATATAGAGTTAGAAGCTGCCCAAGCGCAGATGACACCAGAACAATATGAACAGGAATACGAGTGTTCGTTTACTGCTGCTATTATTGGCGCTTACTATGCAAAGTTACTTGTTGATGCTGATGATAACGGCAGGGTGACGAGAGCGCCATACGACCCTATGTACCCTGTGCATACTGCTTGGGATTTGGGAATAAACGATTCTACAGCTATCTGGTTTGCCCAAATTTTCCGAGGCGGTGCGGTTAATGTTATTGACTATTACGAGAGTAGCGGCGTTGGCTTAGACCATTACGCAGATATTCTTAATCAGAAGGATTATAATTACGGCGACCATTTAGCCCCGCATGACATTCAAGTAAGAGAATTAGGCAGCGGCAAGTCTAGGCTAGAGACAGCTTATACTTTAGGCATTAAGTTTAGGGTCATACCCAAGATGAAAGTGGCAGATGGCATTAACGCCGCAAGGATGTTGATACCTAAATGTTATTTTGATAAGGATAAATGCCATGATGGTATTGAGTATTTACGGCAGTACAGGCAGGAGTGGGATGATAGGCGCAAAGTTTTTAGAGACCATCCGTTGCATGATTTTACGTCGCATGCGGCAGATGCGTTTCGGTATCTCGCTGTGGGTCTCGAAAATAGAAGTAACTTTACGAAACCTCCGCAGCAAATAGCACAGATGGAGTATAACCCATTCACGTTATGAGCAAGTCTATAGATGTAGATGCAATTAAGTATTTACTTGATTGGAGTGATTATCACGGCTGGTGGGGCGTTGAAGAAGTTGAACGCTGCATTAGACCGCCGATGACACTTGGTCAGTATATAGTTCTAAGAGATAACTCTGACATGCCAATATGTTTTGCGACCTGGGCGTTTCCTAATTATGGACAGATTGTTGAGTATACTGACAGCTTAGAGTTTCCAATGGAAGGTTATGACGGTGGCGGCACAGTTCCGTGGATAATTGACTTTATTGCGATAGGCGGCAAGAGAAACATAGCTATAGGTTTCCGAAACTTAAAAAGTGTGTTATCTAATAAAGGCTATAAAAATGCGTACTGGCTGCGCACTGAGACACAAAAATTAGGCTTTCATGCACTAAGGAGTTGAAAATGGGCGGTGGATTACCAAGCGGAACACCAGGTAAAAAACAAATTGATAAAGCAACTAAAGCTACGAGGAAGGCTGCTGCGGAAGTTTTTGAAGAAACTATTGAAAAGCCAGTCAAGAAGATTGGCAAGGAAACTTTTGACGTTGTTGCTGGCACTACAGATGAAGAACGCCGCGCTATGCTGGGAGGTGCGCCAACGCCGGAACCAGAAGTTACGCCAGAGGTTACACCAGAAACTGTGCCTGATGAAACCTTGATAGCATCTAAAGAACGCCGCCGTTCTGCTGGCAAAAGGTCTGGTGGTGCTGGTACAATTTTAGAAGAATATGGCGTAAAATATTCTAAACCTAGTTCTAAGTCAGTCACAGGAGTTAGTGTATAATGTCTTTTTTAAAGCCAAAGGTTTATATGCCACCCGCAGAACCAGCACCGCCACCACCAGCACAAGCCGATGAAGAAGATACTGTACGCACAGCAGCCTTGTCTGAAGAAGCTATCAAGAAAGCCCGTCAAAGAAAAGGTGTTGGGTCTACTATAGTTGCTGGGTCTGGCATGGCTGGCGGCGGTACAACTCCCACATCTACTGGCGGCACACCTACATTATTGGGGTAATCTATGCAAGATTTCATTAAGTCACTGGTAAAACGGTACGATTCACTAAAGACCCGTAGGGATAATTGGGATACGCATTATCAGGAACTTGCTGATTACATGCTGCCCCGCAAAGCTGATATTGTTCGCAAGCGTTCCAGAGGCGAGAAGCGGATGGAAATGATATTCGATGGCACTGCATTGCAGGCTGTCGATTTATTATCAGCTAGTCTCCACGGCATGCTGACCAGTGGTGCAACTCCCTGGTTCCACCTAGACTTAAAAGATGCAGACATAGGCCGTGACGATGAGGTGCGCGAGTGGTTGCAAGACACCAGCATGCGGATGATGAGGGCGTTTAGCCATTCTAATTTTGAAACTGAAATCCATGAGATGTACGTTGACCTGGTTGTATTTGGCACAGGCTGCATGTTTGTCGAGATGGATGACCGTGACTTACGGTTTAGTACCAGACACATATCTGAGTTCTACGTTCAAGAGAACCAGTTTGGTATTGTAGATACAGTATTTAGGATGTACAGGCTACCAGCCCGTCAAGCGGTGCAAAGGTTTGGCATTGATAATGTTGGCGACTACATTGCCAAGAAGTTTAAAGAAAAGCCCGATGACGAAATAGATTTGTTACATGCTGTAGTTCCGCGTATTAACCGTGACCCTAACAAGCGTGACAATAAAAACATGCCGTTTGCGTCATTCTACATTGACATGCAAACAAAGATGCTGCTTTCCGAAAGTGGCTTCCAAGAGTTCCCGTACATTGTTCCACGATTTTTGAAGGCGACTGGTGAAACAATGGGGCGTTCCCCAGCGATGACTGCGTTGCCTGATGTTAAGATGTTGAATCTTATGTCTAAAACAATCATCCAAGCTGCTCAGAAACAGATAGACCCTCCCCTTCTTGTTCCTGATGATGGATTCCTCTTGCCCATCAGAACGCAGCCTGGGGGATTGAATTTCTTTAGAAGCGGCACTAGAGAGATGATTACGCCGCTAAACACAGGCGCAAACATTCCTATTGGTCTAAGCATGGAGGAACAGCGGCGTACAGCTATTCGTTCAGCGTTCTATGTTGACCAGCTTCTTAGTGGTGGTTCACCGAATATGACAGCTACCGAGGTTGTCCAGCGCCAGGAAGAACGCATGAGAGTGATTGGCCCTGTGCTGGGAAGATTGATGAATGAGATGCTTCGGCCTCTTATTGACCGTGTATTTGCGCTAATGCTGCGCAGTGACATGCTACAGCAGCCGCCAGAGATGCTTCAAGGGCGTGATGTAGACATTGAATATGTATCACCACTAGCCCGTGCGCAGAAATCAAGTAGCCTTAACAGCACTATGAAGGCGCTAGAAATACTGATGCCGTTGTCGCAGTCCATACCAGTAGCAGACCATATTGATGCTGATGGGTTGGTTAAGCATGTAACTGAAGCATTAGGCGTACCAAAGACAGCATTGCGGTCAGAGCGTGAGGTGCAACAGGTTCGTGAGGAACGCGCAGCACAGCAACAGCAACAAATGGAAATGATGCAAGAACAGCAAGATGTGCAAAACGTAGGACAGCTTGCCCAAGCATCTAGGATGGTTAGTAAGTGACACCAGAAATAGAAAAGATAAAATTCCTTTACAGACAGACGTTTACCGCAGATGGCGCAAACAAAGTCTTAGAGGACTTAGAGGCAAGGTGTAACTATCGTGCCTCTAGTTATGTAGCTGGCGATGCCAATGCTACAGCATTTGAGGAAGGGAAACGTGCTGTTATCCTTCATATCTATAACATGATGAAAGAGGAATAAATGTCAGAAGAAACTGTCGAACAGGTAGCCCAGCCAGAAACTGCGACTGTCATGGAGACACCAGCAGAAGTAGCATCAGGTGGGTCTGGTAACGAGTTTTTAGAATTGATACCAGAAGAATTGCGTGGACACCCTAGCATTTCACCTATTAAAGATGTCGGAAACCTAGCCCGTTCTTATGTGAACGCGCAAAAACTAATCGGCGCGGATAAGATACCGATGCCAGTAAACCCTACAGATGAGGACTTAGATAGGATTTACAGCCGATTGGGAACACCAGAAGCAGCTACAGGATATGAACTTCCTGTTGACGGAAACATAATTACAGAAGAAGTTGCATCTAATTACGCAGATATTGCGCATAAGTTGCGTCTTACACCTGACCAAGCCAAGGGTGTACTTGATTACTACAAAAGCACTGTAGAGCAATCAGGTGCGGCTACAATGGAACAAGTTGAGATTTCCCGTGAAAACACTGAGTCAGTTTTAAAGCAAGAGTGGGGCCGTGCTTATGACCAAAAAGTACAAGCTGCTTCTGGCGCTGCACAAGAGTTTGCTAACCCAGAGATGTTTAATATCACTTTACAAGACGGTTCAAAGTTAGGGGATAACCCTGAGTTTATAAAAGCATTTGCTAAAATTGCTGACTTCCGTCAAAGTGTGACAAGTGAAGACACTGTTGCAGAAATGTCACAGTCAGGTATAATGACACCAGCTTCTGCGCAAGCAGAGGTTGACGCGATTATGAATGATAGAAGTCACGCTTATTGGGATAGGAAAAATCCTGTAGGCCGTGAACAAGCCGTAAAGAGAGTTGCGGATTTAATGAGTCAGATACATGGATGAGTTAGATTATCGTTCATTAAGGCTTGAAGTTTTAAGAACTGCGTTAGAGTTTGGTACGCAGAGAGATGTAGTAAATCCTGACCTCCTCTTTGATAAGTATTGGGAGGTGGTCATGCAGGGTAGCGGAGGAATCCGTCCTAAAGACAATCGGAAAGACGATAGCTTAATGGTAGCTAAAAAACCTAGAAGTGTCCGTAAGGGTAGCGCATCGCAATTACTGTAACTTAAACCTGTGAAAACAATGGAGACATGATATGTCATCACAAATCACCACGGGCTTTGTACAACAATATTCTGCGAACGTGCAGATGCTATCACAGCAGATGGGTTCTCGTCTTCGTGATGCGGTGCGTATTGAGAATGTTATTGGCAAAAATGCCTTTATCGACCAAATTGGTGTAGCGACAGCGCAGCTTCGTACATCAAGAAATGCCGACACTCCTCAGATTGATACCCCACACGGGCGTAGACGTTTGAGTCTTGCTGACTATGAGTATGCAGACCTTATTGACGACCAAGACAAGGTTCGTATGCTTGTTGACCCGACTTCATCATATGCCCAAGCTGCTGCGGCTGCTATGGGTCGTGCGATGGATGATGTCATCATTGCCGCTGCAACAGGCACAGCCTCAACAGGCGAAACTGGTAGTGGTTCAGCAACCCTAGATGCAACAGCCAACTCTGTTGGTTCAGCATCATCAAACGATGGATTGACCGTTGCAAAGCTAACTGAAGCAAAGCGCAAGTTAGACCTCGCAGACGTTGACCCTTCTATCCCACGTTACATTGCAGTTGGCCCAAAGCAGATTGAAGACTTGCTTGGAACAACTCAAGTGACTTCATCAGACTTCAACACCGTCAAGGCGTTGGTATCTGGAGATGTGGACACATTCATGGGCTTCCGCTTTGTCATGTCAAACCGCTTGGCTGTTTCTGCCACAGATGTTCGCACATGCTTTGTATGGGCTGAAGATGGTCTTACATTAGGTATGGGCAAAGACATTTCTGCCCGTATTGATGAGCGTGCAGATAAAGGTTACGCAACCCAGGTTTACTATTGCATGAGCATCGGTGCGGTGCGCATGGAAGAAAACAAGGTTTGCCAAATCTTCTGTGACGAAACCCCTGACTAATAGGAGCTAAAAGATGACTACTAAAAACTCAGACTTAGTAGCGAATCTTGAGGCATCCCCTCAAGTCGCTAACGATGCCCAAGAACTACACGGCGTAATCCGTGTGGCTCAAGGAAACGTAGCCTTGGCTGCTGGTGACACAGGTAATGCTGACATTGTTATGCTTGCACCAATCCCAAGCAACTCAACAGTTACATCAGTCCGTGTTGGTTCAGATGCTTTAGGCGGTAGCTGTACTTATGACGTTGGTATCTACACAGATGCCGGTGGCATTAAGGACATTGACTTCTTTGCCACTTCTGTTGCCGATGGTGCAGGATTGGCAGAGCTTCGTTACGAGGCTGCTAACCTAAACACTACAGGCCAGAAGATGTACACAATGGCTGGTGACAGTGCTGACCCAGGCGGGTTCTACTACATTGCTGCGACATTTGATGCAGCCGGTGGTAGTGCTGGTGACATGGCTTTTGTCATCGAATACGTTGTAAACTAAACAATGTGGGGGGCGGCGCTGCCGCCTCCCATACATCTTTGGAGGGGATATGATGAAGCCGTGCGGAGACTTCCGCTGGGATTTAGAAGTAGGCCAGATAGCTGAACAATGGCTGGGCGGCATACTTAGTGGAAACACTATAGAGGTAAAAAGGGATTTTGTAGCTTCACGGACGGGAAATGTGTTTGTGGAGTTTTTTTGTAGAAACAAACCAAGTGGCATAGCTACGACACAAGCAACACATTGGGCGTTTATACTTGATGATGAAACTGTGGTATTGTTACCAACAGATAAGCTAAAGACTATAGCAAGAGAAGCATATAGGAAACGTGGCCCTGTTATGGGCGGCGAAAAGAATTTAAGCAAGGGCGTACTGATTAGAGTTGAAAGGCTAGTAAACCATGCCATCAGTTGTTGATATATGTAACCAATCACTAGACTTGCTAGGCGCTGCTACTATTACAGCCCTAACAGAAAACTCTAAAGAAGCTAGGCTTTGTAACAGAAACTTTGATTTGATTCGTGATGCAGTGTTACGCGCACACCCTTGGAATGTAGCTGTAACCAGAAAATCATTACCTCAAGACAGTGATGCGCCAGCTTTCGGATTTAACTTCCAGTACACGCTGCCGACAGACCCGTATTGCTTACGGCTTTTGTCGTTCTGGGATACCAGTGTTAATAATGAGATTGCGGCTTATGACAGCAATGTTATGTACAAGATTGAAGGCCGTAAGATTTTGTCTAATGAGAATGTTTGCAAGATTATATACATAGGCCGTGAGGCTGACACAGAACAGTATGATGCTTTGCTGGCATCTACGATAGCACATCGTTTGGCTGCTGAAATTGCTTACGGAGTTACAGGCAGTTCTACTTTGGCTCAGGGTATGCAGGGATTGTACGAGCAAAGATTACGAGAGGCCAAATCAATAGACGCTATGGAAGGATACCCAGAACAGCCAATCGCAGACACCTTTACTAACTTTAGGTTGTAACATGGCCCGTGTATCCAGCATCATCACCAACTTTCGCGCTGGTGAAATATCACCAAAGCTAGAAGGCCGTATTGATTTACAGAAATACAACGAGGCTGCGCAAACGCTAAACAATATGTTGGTGTATCCATCGGGCGGCGTGACGCGCAGACCAGGCACATTCTTTGCTGGGCGTTCTAAAGACGGTGGCAAGGTTCGTTTGATGGACTTTGAGTTCAGTGATGAGCAAGCGTATGTTTTGGAAATGGGTGAAAACTATATCCGTTTCTACAAGGATGGCGGCTTACTTACTGAGGCCACAAAAACAATTACAGCAATTACCAAAGCTAACCCAGCAGTTGTGACATCTAACGGTCATGGCTTCTCCAATGGAGACAGGGTGTTTATCAAGTCAGTTGCTGGCATGACTGAACTAAACAACCGAGAGTTTACTGTAGCCAGCACTGCTACAAATACGTTTGCATTGTCAGGTGTAAACAGCACTGGCTTTACTGCTTACAGCAGCGGCGGCACTGCTGGTAAGATTGTAGAGGTTACTACGACTTACAGCGCCACAGAGGTATTTGAATTAAATCATACGCAATCTGCTGATGTTGTTTACCTAGCGCATAAAAGCCATGAGCCAGCAAAGCTGACAAGGACAACAGCGACTAGCTTTACAATAGCCGACATTGATTTTGTTGATGGGCCATACCTTGATGAGAACATTACTGATACTACAATTTACATTTCGGCAAACACAGGAAGTGTGACAGTTACTGCATCAGCAGACCTGTTTGCAGCTACTGATGTGGGCAGGCTTATAAGGGTGCGAGAAGTTATAGAGGTTGCCCACGATGTGTGGGAGGCAAGTACAAGTTACGCTCAAAATGCTTTAGTAAGATTTGGCAACAATGTTTATAAAAAAACAGACAGCGGTTCAGATACAAGTGGCTCAACGCCTCCTGTTCATCTGTCTGGCTCAGAGACATACGGCGCTATAACTTGGGCATACCAGCATAGTGGTTCTGCTTATCTAAAGATAACAGGATTTACAAGCGCAACAGCAGTTACAGCTACCTTTAAAAATGATGAAGGAGTTATCCCAGCTAGTGTTGTAGGTTCTAGTAACACAACAACTAACTGGTCATTAGGCGCATTTGATGGAGACCAAGGTTTCCCACGGGCTGTTGGCTTCTATGAGCAACGATTATACTTTGCTGGCACTACAGGCCAGCCACAGACGATATTTGGCAGTGTATCGGCAGACTTTGAAAACCACACACCAGGCATATTAGATGATAGTGCAGTAAACCTGACGATTGCATCTGATAAGGTAAACGTCATACGGCATCTGTTGCCTGCGCGTTTTTTGCAAATCCTGACTACAAGTTCTGAGTTTACGCTGTCCGGTGGCACAGGGGCTACACCTGTAACGCCTCTGAATGTGAACGTACTGCGAGAAACGACATTTGGCACATCTGATATTAGGCCAGTTAGGGCTGGTAACAGCACTATTCTTGTTCAAAAAGGCCAAGAAAAAGTAAAAGAGATTACTTTTGATTTAGATACCGATGGGTTACTAGGCATCGACTTGACTATTCTAGCTGACCACATTCCTCGCGGTGGTCTCACTGATATGGTGTGGCAGCAAGAACCAGAGTTAATATTATGGTTTGTGCATAGTGACGGGCGTTTAGTTGGTCTTACCTATGACCGTGCAAATGCTGCTGTTGGATGGCACGACCATCATATCGGCGGCACTAGCGCACATGCTACAATTACAGTCAGTGACTATGCTAACATTGCTACAGGCACTACGCTTGTATTGACAAAATCCAATGGTGAGACTGTAACATTTACGTCTGAAGCTGCTGGTGCGTCATCGCCAGCTTCAGCATTAGGCTTTAGACCTCACTCAAGCAACAACACCACAGCGGATAATATATTTACTGCCGTTAATGCACATGCTGACTTTATTGTGGCTAACCCAGCAGCCGCTGTTGTTACGATAGTGGAAGCATCGCCAACAGCCGGTGGAGTTCTTACAATTAAAAGTTCAGATACAGCTAGGCTAACGACTACAAATGAGGCCCGTGCTATAGTTGAAAGCATTACCGCAATTCCTAGCGGGGCAGAAGACCAAGTGTATGTTTCTGTAAAGCGTGTAATTGATGGCAGCACAGTACGCCATATTGAGTTTATCAAGACTATTGAGTTTGGCGATGATGTAACTAATGCGTTCTTTGTAGACAGTGGCCTTACCTACGACAGCACAGCTACCAGCACAATTACAGGCTTGAACCACTTAGAGGGTGAAGTTGTGTCTATTCTTGCTGATGGCGCAACCCACCCAGACAGAACGGTATCTGCTGGTGCAATTACTTTAGACCGCACAGCATCAAAGGTGCATGTAGGCTATGGATACGCTTCAACAGTAGAGACATTGCGACTAGAGGCTGGCGCTGATGATGGTATTGCGCAAGGCAAGATAAAGCGTATTCATGGCGTGACAGCACGGTTCTTTAACACAGTCGGTGCGGAACTAGGGCCGGATACAGATAACCTAGATAGACTGCCGTTCCGTGACAGCAGCATGTTTATGGATGAAGCTGTGCCGTTGTTCACGGGCGATAAAGAAATATACTTTCCATCTGGATACGAGACTGATGCACGGGTTGTAGTAAGGCAATCGCAGCCATTACCTATGACAGTGCTGGCAATCATGCGGAGGTCAAACACTTTCGATGCTTAGGATTGTACCATTTAACTCTAGTCTTATTAACAGCATTGAGACTGATTTTGACTTCCCAGAAAGCATGAGGGCTGCGTTTGATAACGGGCAACAAGTGATTGGCTATGCAATCATGGGCGACAAGGATGTTGTTGCTGTTGGTGGCATACATGAGATGTGGGCTGGTGTTGGCGAGGGCTGGGTTGTTTTGTCCAGGCATGCACCGAAATGGAAGCTGTCACTAGCTAGGTATGCTAAGACACTGTTTAGTAGTATACTGGCAACAACGAGTTTACATCGTGTGCAAGCTAGTATTCACATGGGCGACCCAGAGGCGATTAGGTTTGCTAGATGGATGGGATTTGAAGATGAAGGTATTATGTACAAGTTTGGGCCAGACGGTAGTGACTATTACCGCATGGCAAGGGTGTTGTAATGTCTGCTGAAGCAATGGCACAAGGCGGTTCAGTTCTTGGTGGTATTCTGGGCTACAAGGGCAACCAAGCCGCTGCTAAACAGGCACGGCTAACGGCTGAGTTTAATGCACAGGTTGCAGAGAATGAGGCTGTTGTACTGCGCCGCCGCAAGGTTGACGAAGAAGCAAACATGCGCGACCAATCCGAAAGGATTATTGCATCTGCAAATGTTGCGACTGCTGCCTCTGGTATACAAATGTCAGGAAGCGCACTGCAAGCTGCCGCTGATTCATATTTCAACACTGAAATGGACGCATTAAAAATACAATACGCTGGTGACATAGAGGAAACAGCCAAAGCATCTGAAGCTGCACTAACTCGTGCAACAGGCGCAGCCAAGTCATCTGCTTATAAAATGGCTTCTTATCAATCTTTGTTAGCTGGCGGTACGCAAGCAGCAACCATAGGCACATGAGGTAGTAATGCCAAAGATTCCAGTATACGAACAGCAAGTAAAGATGGCGTCTGGTTCGCTTGGCCCACGCGCAGGGGCTGGGCTAGAAGCGCCTGGGCAAGCATTAGCTAGTTTTGGGAAACAGGTTGGTGATGTTGCTTTTAAGTTTGGCATGATGGAAAAAAAGACTCAATCAGAAGAAGCTAAAAACGCAGCTATATCTGAGTATCTACCAAAAGCACAGACCTTAATAGACAACCCAAAAAGCAGCACAGTGAGTGGGTTTGATATTGAAGCTGGCGCATTTAAGAAAGATGCTGTTGCTTCTGTAAACGCCAGAACAGACCTTACGGAAAGCCAGAAAAGATTTGTTAAAAATAATCTAGTAAAATCTATAGACAGCAAAATGTCTATTGGACGGTCTAAGGTTTTCACTGAACAACAGGCGAACAGAAAAAACCAAGCGGAAACTGCCATAGGGTTCCTGTTAGATGAGGCTGTTAGTAATCCAAACATGCGTTCTTTGACTATGAAAAGCATACAAGACATTATTGAAAACGGTTCTTCTGACGGTCTGAACTTAGGTTGGACACGGGAAAGTGTTGATTTAGAGATAGACAAAAGGGAAATACTGTCCGAAACAACAGATGAAAAAAGGCCAATTACATACTTTCAACAGGAAAGAGACAAAATCCTTAACGGTGAAGGACGCGGCAAGGGGAAAAACGCCCCAACAAGACAAGTCTTGTCTCGCATGTATGACACTCATATAAACTATTTAAAGGGGCCACTGACAGCAGAGGCAAATGCAATGGCAAAGAACGCTATCGCCTCTATGGTAATAGACGGAAAAGGTGCCGAACAAGGTGAAAAAGCAGTAAGCATGCTTCGTCAAGCTGGGCAAGAAGCCCTTGCTATAGACATTGAAACTCAACTTTCAGTTGCTGAAAACACCTTTCAAGCAGTTGATTCATTGACATTTTCTAGCCCCGAACAGGTAAATGCCGCAAGGGACACTTTACGCGCTGAGGCTAGGGCTGCTTCTGGCACAGACCAAGCTTCTGCAAAACTTTTGCAAATAGAACAGTTTGAGAAAGCTATTCAGACAAGACAGACAAGGCTTGATACAGACCCAGTAGGATACATAATTGAAAACTTCAAAAGAAAGTTTCCTAATGTAGACCCGACAAAAGGCCCATCAGCAGACCAGATAATTGTACAGCAAACAGAAATGGGCATACCAGAAAACCAGCTTAGAGTCTTTACTGCAAAACAAGTAAACGACTTCAACACAAAGGTAGGACAGGCACAAACTCCAAGTGATGTTGATGATGTGCTTATAGAGTTTGGATTAAAAACAGCAGATGGCGTTACTGTGTCTGGCGAAGTCACCAATGTTGGAATGAGGCAGCTTAGGGCTAATGGCATGTCTTTGGCTATGAATTATGTAGCAAATTTACCAGACAGCCCCATGTCTGCCGTTCTGTTGCAATCAGCTTTGCCTGGTGCAATAGAAATAAACGTAAGCTCTCAAAACAAGGATATGTTAATTTCGTCAATAACCACTAACCAGTCTGTTGCGACACATCTTAAATCTATGTTGGGTGGTTCGTTTGTTGACTTCCAAGGCAATACTATTAGGGCAGCAGCGGCTGACACGACTGGCATGCGTGAAGCACGGCAGCAGCACATAAAAATGCTTTCTGACCTTACGGTGTACTTAATTCAAAAGGACAGCAAAAGTTTATCTGGCGACCAAAGAGTGGACATGGGAACCATTCAAACGTACATAGACCAGGCCGCGACTATCTTTGAAGAAAGATATTCTTACATAGACAACTTTCCTAATGAAAATGTGTCTCTTAGGCTTCCAAAAACTATGGCAGCTAAAACAGGTTTTATAAAACAAAGGCTGGGGCAAGCGGTTGCAGGGCTAAAAAGCAGTGATATATATTTCCGGCCAAAGCGCGAAGGTCAGACTACCGCTGAATATGATATTGAAAGAAATGGTTACCTAAACGAAGTCAAGGGTGGTTTTGGCTGGACTGTATCTAGCGATGGGAAAAATGCTATTTTGCTGGATAAGAACGCTGGGGCAGTAATCGGTTCTGATGGAGAACCTATTGTTGAATCACTGTATGATGTTTTGCAAACCGAGAGTGTAATTATAAAACAAGAAAAAGATGCAAAAAAAGCAGCTAAAGGAATACAAGATGAAATAAGAAGGCTAGGGGCTGAGGTACAAAACTTGACTGGTTTGAACCTTAATAAAATATTAAAGGAACAAGGTAGCGAAGCTAGAGACGCGGCAATTGCCAAAAGACAAAACATTAGAGAACAGATTAAATTGTTGCAAGACCAACAAACGGGGTTATAGATGGATATTTATTACCCTAGTGTAAATTTGTCTAAATCTCATGTGGATAACTACTTTGAGTATACTCCGGCTGACACTGAAGATATAATAAGTACACGGTTTATGAGTGGTGCTACATTTGGACACAACAAACTACGTTCTGTAGGTCAAGCTGTTGGGCGGCAATTTTACAACGAAAACACTCTTACAGTAGATGAATACAATGATAGCCAGTATTTTAGGCCAGGGCTTGAAGTGCCACAAACAGGCGTAAGAGAAAGTGTAGCCCGTTCCTTATCTGAAGCTTACGATAGACGATACACCAGAGACCTTACATTATCTCGCGCACAAAGAACATTTGGAGTTAGTGCCGCTGGCTTAACCGCAGAAATTGTAGGAAGTGTATTTGATTACACAAACATAGGTATTGCTATAGCTGCGCCTTTAGCTGTTGGTCTTTATGCCCCTGCCCGTGCAGCGGCAATCGCGGCTACGTCAGGCGTAACAGCAAAGTTTGGTACAACAGCAGGGCGTGTGGCTGCTGGCGCTGGTGAAGCTGCCTTAGCTGGGGTTGCGTTTGAAGCTGGCATTGCGCTGCCAGGTGCTTATTTAGAACAAGACCCTGATTATGGCTTAATGGATGCGTTTATTAACGTGACTGCTGGTGCAATTTTAGGTGGTGCTGTAACAGGCATAGGCGGTAAAATGACGGACGTTTTTGCCCGTGCAAAGCCAGAAACCGTGCAAGCTGCATACGAAACATCTTTGGGTCAACTCGCTACTGGACAGCCAGTAAACGTAACACCTGTTTTAAAAACTGACCCAGCACTTAACTTTGAATATAAACGCGAACTAGATATAAAAACAAACCGCGTATTGCAGACTGTTGATGAAGCGCCTTTAGAAGTTCCAGGCAGGACGAAAGAACTGCCTCCGGCTTTGAAAGCAGCAAAGAAAAAGCCATCAACAAACTTGAATGAGTTTATAAGAAAAAAGGGTGGAATTAACCCTAAAACTATTGGAGTAGCAGATTTACGAGACAGGCTACAGTCTAGCGGATTTCGTGTCCTAAATAAAAAAGGGCTGACCTTAGAGCAAATGAAGGATGCCGCACAAGAAGAAGGCTTCTTCCCTTCAAAGGTAGATACATTTAATACTGAGGTTGAGTTTGATGAATTTGTCGATGCTGTAGAGACAGATGCGGCAACAAAAAGCTGGTATAGCGACTTTGATGCAGAAGCTATAGCTTATAGAGAGGCGACAGAGTTAGAAGAAAGAGTTGCAGAGTTAGGCATAGACCCGCGTGGGCTGAGTGATGAAGAATTGTTTGATGAAATAACTATTGCTGAAAATTCAATTACAGAAGAACAGCTAATAGCCATAGAGAAATCAAAAGGCCCAGGCGTAACTGAACAAGAACTGCATGCAGAAATAGCA